AAGTTAGTATTATGAAGTTGGTAAGTTTCCGTTACCAAATATACATCTAGGGTCAGACCAACCGAAGCTGTATCTTTCTCTAGCTTTAAATCTAACGTTACCAGTATCGAAGTCACCTTCCATAGCAGTCTTGATTGGTGATCTAATGAACATTTTTAATCCATTAGGTACATCAGTCAAAATGAAGAATGAATCTGTGTCAGTTAAAAAGTTATTAACTCTGTAACCTTCAGGAAGCATTCCCATGTTCATCATTGCATTGATGTCATTGTCTGCAGTGCCGACTCTTTGTGGAGATTTTAAAATTCTCTCAGCAGTAAATTGTAATTCTTTTGGAATTATCATTTTTCTACCTTGAGATGCGATTTTAAGACCTCTCTCATCGACAAATCCAGCAATGTCAATTAATGATTGCTCTAGTGAAGTTTCGTTTAAGTCTGCAGCAGTTGAAAGAACGTTTGAAAAAGTTCCACCAGTTGCTAGTGGGTGAGCGTTTCCGATTAAAGATTCACCGTCACCGCCAACAGCAGTTGTAACTTGTGCATTGTTCAATACATTCGCAGATTTAACTTGCTTCGTATTTGCCATAGATCTTGCTAATGCTCTAGTGTATCTAGCAGCAAGTCTATCGTATAGGTTGTCCTCGATTGCTTCTTCAGTAATTGAGAATGCTAACGCGATTGTTTCGTGGTTGTATCTAGCTGTGAAAGTTTCACCTGCTTGATCAAACACAACTCCAGCACCTTCTTGTTTAACCGGTGCAGAAGCAAATCCGCTCAACATTACTTCTTCTTCAAAAGCTCTGTCAGATGTTTCAACAGAATAAATCTCAGCGTGCTGATTTTCGTATCTGTTGTATTCCAGGCCGAATAAAGCATTCAAACCTGGCTCTAGTTCTTTAACTAGTTGTGATCGTGATATTGCCATAGTCTATTCTCCTTATGCTAAGCCTGTACCACTTCTAAAGAAGTGATTGTTTATTCTTACGAGAATATTCGCATTTGCACTTGAAGTGTCAGAATTGTCAGGGTCTTGCGAAATATCAATCGCTTGAACAGCGAATGTATTTGCTACACCTGAAACGCCAACATCAAGTTGCACTTTTGATAAACCCGTTTGTGTAACACCAGTAGTGTTAGTAACTGAGTAGTTTTTAAATAGATCCGCTCTTGTAAACGCAGCGTCCGCATCCATTAAAAATACTGCATCTGGATCATCCACAACAAAGGCAGTTATATCGCCTTGAGTTGGTGTAATCGAACCAGGGTAGTAGTTCTTATAAGTTGGCTTTTGCGTAGTTGGATCATTATAAAACACTCCGTTAAAAACGCCCACAACAGCAGCACTGTTATTTGCAGTATGTCTTTCAATGTTACCAGTTGATGTTGGAATAACCAAATCACCTTGGTAAATTGCAGTGCCATAACCTGCTTTAATAGTGTATCTGTTTTGAGCTCCTACCAATGGTGTACCGTCTAGTTTTCTGTAAGGTCTTAGACCAAACTTTTCACTTACGTTTGCCATAGTATTTTTCTCCTATATATGTTTTATTTATCCAAGCTATCTACGGTAGGTAATGCAAAAAAATTATTTTTTACGACTACCACCAAAGGTAACTCTCGACTGCCTTTCAATATTGATTGGCATGTCTGGGTGTTGTTCCTTCATAAGATCTCTATCAATCGCGTCTGTTCTATCTTGAGTAATTTTTCTAAAATACTCAGCACGACTTCTTAAAATCTCCTCCGGTATCCTTGCCAACACAAGGCCACCAATTCCGATTAAACCAGCATGTTTTCCTTCGAAGATTACAGGATAATCATTTTCGCCAATTTCACTTTTTAAAGTATCGGCTCTAACGAATTCCCAACCTTCTCTTAGTTTTTTGGATACATTACCTGGATCCTCAAAACCGTTTGTCGAAGTTCTTATCCATCTATGTGCATAGCCCTTCGGTGCAGCTGGCGCATCCAAACTGGATGGTGGAGTCCAATCTTTCTTTCTAGAAAGCTTTATTCTAGATTCAGACTCGCGTGAAGTTTTTATATCAGTCATATTATTATGCTCCTTCCTTCACGTATTTTGCGTATTCCTCTAGTGGCACCCCTAATTTCTTAGCGATAACTACTTGTGATTTGGTGAGTTTCACAGCTTTGCGTCCTCCTGATCTACGACTAACAGAAGCTACGTTTTGGACGGGTGCAGTCTGTTTTGTTTCGTTCGTAGATTGAGCAAATTTATGAGGGAAATACTCCTTCATACGTTTGTTGATTTGATTATAGTATTCATCACTCTCTGCGTCAATTCCCTGCTGTACAAGATCTTCGTGAATACCCATAGCAGCAGAAGTTAAGACTCTATCGCTTCCAAACCAATCATTATCTTCAGCCCATCTTTGAGCTTTTTGACTAATTTTAGGTTGTTGAAGTTCAGCAGGTTCTCCTGCTGGTCTTTCGGCAGATTGTGCTTCTTGTTGTTTTTTTCTAGACTCTTTTTCACCTAAAGTCATAGAAATTTTTTCTTTCTCAACTGCTAATTTAGTAAGCTTATCATTAGCTTCCATAATTTGATCAGCATCTTGAGATTCTAAAGCAACTTTTAATGCCGCTTTAGCTTTTTCTCTTTCCGCATCGACTCTTGCATTATATTCTTTAAGATAATTTGTATCAGTCTCATCAAACTTAGTTTGAATTGATTCATACTTATCTTTAAGACCTTTTGCATAGTCTAAAGCTGCTCTTTCTCTTCTTTCAGCTTCTTTAGCTTGGAAAGTTAATTTTTTGATTCTTCTTTGAACGTTATCAGAATAATCCTTTAAGTTAGAATCGTCTTCTTGATTTTTAGATTCTCTAACTTCTTCTTTTGGTTCATCCTTTACTTGTTCAACTTTTACTTCTTCTTCTTTAGAAGAATTATTTGATACATCTGTATAACCTAAATCTACTTCTTCCTTTTTGGAAAAAGAAGTATCTTTATCTTCTTCAGGTGCAGCAACATTAACTGTCTCTTCGTTAACTCCATCAGTATCTAATTCTACTGATGGCTGTTTGTTGTCTTCGGCCATTTTTTATCCTCCTTAATAATGGTGCAAAATATCTTGTGGATTAGAAATTGTAGAAATGATTTCATCATCATTTAAAACTCTTACTTCTCCACCTTCTATTTTGAATCTTGAACCAGCGTACCTACTAAAAATAACCCAATCATTTAGTTTACACCAAGGTCCCTTAGGAAATTTATTTTTGTCGAAATAACAAAGATCCCCCATTTTAAGTACAAGGCCACAAACAGTTGTCATCTGAATTGTTTCTTGCGTTTTGTCTGATAGATAAATTCCACCTTTAGTTTTTTTAGGGCCAGCGTATGGCAGCACTAAAAGTCTATAACCAGTAGGTGTAGGTAATTTATCTAATGTTTTTTGATCGACCGCTTTAGGGTCTAAGACTGTTTCTACTTCTTCTCGCTCTTTATAAGCGTTTAAAAGTGCATCAGTCCGTTTCGGTATCTCCGTGGACGTTGTCATCTATATGCTCCGTTGTTTTCAGCAGGTCTTTAAGTTCCTGTTGCAGATCTTCTAGTGATCTGATTTGTCCTCTAACATATTGTAGTTTGTCCATCGTGTCAACACCATATATAGCGTGTTCTTTGAGTCTAGAGAGTAGTTGATAAATTTTTTTCTGTACTAATGAAATTGTATCTATATCCATATTAGTACATTACACTAAATTAATTTATTTTACACCAATAAATTTTCCGCCTTTGATAGCTTTGCCCATACCTCTGCAATTAGCCATACCACCTTTTTCCTTACCGTATTTCCAAGTAAAACCAGCTTCAATTTGTTTTCCCTGACCTTGTTTTCTTCCTCTTACATAGTAATTAGAATTTTCATTCTCTTTACTAAGAGATGCTGAATAAGATTCAGGAGGTTGATAGTCAGAATCTTTATACTGAGTTTTATCGACATCCAAATCAATTGATAAACCACCTTTAGTTGTCCAATTGACTCCCCCACCAATATTATCGCTAAATTCATCTGTTGATGCTCTAACTCTAGGTGATATTGAACCTCTTTTATCTTCAGGTTGAGGCCCTTGCATCATTGCAGCGGCTTCTAAATCTTCTTTACTTAATCCTGCAGTTCCTGCTACACCTGATAAAGCTCCTGAAGAAAATTTTTTAATTTTTTTCTTTTTCATTAGATTATATCATCATAATAATCAGACAAACCTTTAGCTGCTGTATGATGTTCATGTCTCATTTCAAATTCTTTATTAGTTTCTGTAGGTTGTCTTACAGCTGTACCAGTGTAAGCTTTTTTAATAGGTACACAATTAGGCACTTTTCTTCCGCCTTTCATTTTCATACCAACCATTTGATAACCGTCCCAACAAGGACCACTAGATTTTGATTTTTTCATAGTCTAAATATAGCATATTTAGATAGGTAGATTAAGTAGTTACTTTTTGTAATAAAACCTTATTTTGTCCTCTTTCTATTGGTTCAAAATTAAAAGGTTTTAAGATATCTGCTATAAGTTGCATATCGTAATGTTGATAATCATCAAAAACAAACCTTGTATTATTTGATGCTCTATTAGCGAACCACACTGCTTCAGTTATTACATCTTTAGTCATATGAGGCCCATCAAAATGTACGAAGGCATATTTCTTTTCATTATAATCAGGATGAGACATAAACAAAGTATCAGTCATATTAGCTAAATGAAATTTACCTGCGTTACGATATTGTTTTAAATCATAAAGCATTGTATCTCGCATCTCATCTGTGTAATCACATTGATAAGAATCTGTGTGATCATAATGTTGGTAATTTAAATTTGCATATGGATCGACTCCAACGTGCATATAATTATTTTTTATGTTATCCATTATGATCTTAGATCCCATACCATCACGCACTCCAATCTCACAAGAATAATCACCATTACAATCAAAGTTAGCCCATTTAGCTAACAGATCATATTCAACACTGTCTCCTTGAATCATTAATATTAATTATAGTGATTTTAGTAATAAAGCAAACAATTATTTTTTGTTCATGTTCATTACGTCCGTAGCCTTAAGTCCGTAAATTGCGGCCACCACTGAAACCCAAAGGCCAACTATCCACCAGGGCATCTCTTGTAATTTTTGAAAATACAAGTCAATCTTCTCTTGCATTTTT